TGGTTGTTTGCGACTTGAGCAATAACACACCAGCTCGTATTGACCGCAACGAATTGTGGGTTGATATTGCGATTGAACCAGTTAAGGCTGTGGAGTTTATCTACATTCCTCTGCGTATCAAGAACACTGGAGACATAGCAGCAGGCCTGTAAAAATAGGGTCTAAGGACCCTATTTTTTGACCTCAAGTCTAAGATAAATAAAACTAGGAGATACATACAATGCCAAGTTCATCATTAAACAAAATGACAGTACCGCTTGCAAGCGATCAAAGCTCGAGCACCCAAGGTCTGTTAATGCCAAAACTTAGATATCGCTTTAGAGTGATGTTTGAGAATTTGGGAGTTTCAACACCAACAACAGAGTTAACCAAGCAAGTAGTGAGCTTTGCTCGACCTAATCTGACGTTTGAAGCAATCACGTTACCAATTTATAATTCAACATTGAAGTTGGCTGGGCGTCATAGTTGGGCAGACGTTGCTGTTGAGATCCGCGATGATGCATCAGGTAATGTGTCCAAATTAATTGGTGAACAGATCCAGAAACAAATGGACTTCTTGGAAATGAGTTCAGCTGCATCGGGTATTGATTACAAGTTCTTGACCAAGTTAGAAATGCTTGACGGCGGCAACGGTGCTAACGAACCGGTGGTATTGGAGTCATGGGAACTGTATGGTTGCTATATAGTGAGTGCTGACTACGGCCCAATGGCTTATGGTACTAACGAAGCAGTGTCAATTACCATGAATATCTCTTATGACAACGCCAACCAAGGCAACCAAGGTGGTGGCGGTATTGGTGCTGTTATTGGTCGTACCGTGAACGATGTTGTAACTGGTATTGGTACAGCACCCTAAGGTCTAATCAATGTCTAGCTTCGGCCAGGACTTTCTTAAAGGGTTTACTGCGACAAATAGCTTGCGTGACTACACTCACGCAAGTAAAACTTTTCGCACCAATGCCTACGAACTAAAACCCAGATTTAAATTTTTATTCCATGTTCAGTTTACATTGAATGTGGAAGAAATTCAAGCACTGAAAAATTCTAAAGTATTTGGAGCAACACAAATTTCAACATTGAGCTTGGCTGTAAAAACTGTTGACTTGCCCAAATACAATATTGACGTTGCTACATTAAATCAATACAATCGCAAACGCCTTGTGCAAACCAAAATCAACTACGAACCTGTAAACATCACGTTCCATGATGACGGTGGTGACAACATTCGTGAGATGTGGTATCAGTATTATTCTTACTACTACAAAGATCCAGCACAGCAATACATCAGCAATGCGCCTACTTCTTATGGCACAGTCGGCCTAAATGCTACCAAAACAAATGGATTCAGTTATAACAGCCGAGACATTTATGAACAAAATCGTGTGGGCAGTGTGAGCGACTGGGGATACATTGGCGAAAACTTCATGGATGGCACACAAACAGCCAGTGGCAAACCCCCATTCTTCAAAGACATACAAATCATCGGATTTGATCAACACAAGTATGCTAGATACATCTTGATCAATCCGTTGATCACTGCATGGAATCATGATACATACGATTACTCTCAAGGCAATGGCACCATGCAACACAGCATGACCATACGCTACGAAACTGTAAAATATCTCAACGGCGGCCTTGGCAAACCAGATACTAATATTCGCTGGCCAGATACTGCACATTACGACGAAACACCAAGCCCATTGGCTCGTGCTGGATCTACTGCTACTGTCTTTGGTCAAGGCGGTTTGCTATCCACCGGAGAAGGTATCATGGCAGATTTGGAATCAGGATCAGTGGCAGGACTTATTGGTGCTGCACAAAAAGCCGGCGCGGCATACAACACATTCAAAGGTAAGAATTTGCGATCAATTGTTCAAAGCGAAGCTGTATCACTAGGCAAACAAGCTATCAGTCAAAACGGTGCCAATGCTGTTAGGTCAGTTATCAACCGAGCTGATGGCTGGGCGTTTCCTGTACAGTCAACTCAACGGGCAATTACTCGAGCCTATAATACTCCGGGTGCTGCTGAGATTTTAGCAGGCGGAGGCGGAGTATAATGTCTACAGGCTCAGTAAATTACACCAACACCAATCTTGATCAAACTGTAAGAATTTTTGATAGGTTTTATCAGTATGAGGCCAACGTGCCAGCAGCTGAGTATGATATTGTGTTGAGTTTTTTCAAACAACAAATGGGCGATGCCAGAGTAGCAGGCAACTTTACTGTGAGTTTGTTTCAGGTAGCCGAGCAAACAAACATTCCTGCACTTACTCTATTAGATAGCTTTCAAGGCACTAATATAATGACCATCAATCTCAACATGGCCTATTACCTAAACAATATTCGTAGCAGAGCTACACTGCTGGGGGTGAATGTGCAACCAGTGCCCAACTTCTATGCTGCTAGAACAGTGCTACAATGAGCAAGTGGGCACAGGGTCAATATCAAGTTATCAATCCTAAAAAATATGTGGGCCAAGGCATGCCCAGATATCGTTCAGGGTGGGAACATTCGTTCATGCGTTTTTGCGACACCAATGACAACATCATGCAATGGGCCAGTGAAAGCATCCGCATACCTTACCTGCACCCATTAACTGGCAAAATGACCACCTATGTGCCAGACTTTTTAATCACCTACAAAACTCGCGACAATACACTTCGAGCAGAGTTAATTGAAATCAAACCCAAAGGCCAAAGCGCCATAACAGAAGGCCAAAAGCCCAGAGACCGTGCTGTGGTAGCTGTAAACTATGCCAAATGGGACGCTGCTACCAAATGGTGCAGAAATCAAGGATTGACTTTTAGAGTGATCACAGAAGACGATATGTTTAAGAACGGTAAAGCATAGCCACTAAATATGGCATGACCCGTAAACTTGAAGAACTTTTTGATTTACCACCCACCATTGAAGAAGTGGATGCTGCTGTTCCCTCAATAGCAGAAAACCGCACCGCAATCCAAACACTAGACGCTGCTATCGACAAGATAGATGCTGCCTTGCCGGCTGTGCGCGGCCTGGAATCTACTGATCAGGAAATGGACGAACTGGCCGGACTAGCTACTTCCAGCTATAAAGACCTAATGGATCTTGGCATGCAGGTAGACTCAAGATTTGCCAGTGAAATATTTGGTGTGGCATCAAACATGCTGGGCCATGCTATCACAGCCAAAACAGCCAAGCTGGACAAAAAACTCAAGATGATTGACTTGCAGATGAAAAAGGTGCGATTGGATCAGCAACAACTAGACAAAGACCCCGAAGGCGCAGCCGCACAGCAAGGTCAAGGCCATGTACTCAGCCGCAATGAACTGCTGGAAAGAATTCTGGGCAAGAATCAAAATGCTCAAAAAGAATAAATATATCACAGGAACCTGACATGAAACCATTTGCCAAATATCTAGCAGAAAGTGAACGCACATACGACTATCGTATCAAAATGTGTGGTCGCATTCCAGACGATCTTGTGCGTCAACTCAAATCAAAACTGGACCAATTTGATCCAGCCCGGATGGGTGATGCCAAGACCACTCCCATACAAAAGATCCTCACAGACTTTCCAAACAACCAGAATGACGCTGTGACAATGTTTGATGTGAGTTTCAAGTATCCTGCCATTGAACCGCAGATCAAACAGTTGTTTCAGATGCTAGGTGGTGATCCCAATCTTATTGTGATGCAAACACAGCCACACGTGGATGGACTTGTTGATGAGATGGACAAAATTGAATCTGAAAACAAAGACCTGTTGGCAGACACAGATTACCCTGCTCCTGATGCTGAACAACGAGCACTGAAAAAAGACTACTCAACTGGTCCGTACGATCATGCTGTGTTGAAGAATGCTTACCGCAGTGATTTCACAGTGGCCGGTGGCCGGACACCTCCTGCCAAGACCACTAACCAACTTCCCCAGGGCAACAAAAGCCCTATGACCAATATCAAGCGTCAACCCAAGCCTGCAACCGGCGCCAACCCAAGAGGATAATGAAATGACATTTTTTTACGACTTAAACAAAAAGCTGGATTCCATTCGTGAGAAGCCAGAGACCACACACAAGCAATTGAATGAGCGCGACATGAGCCGTGCTGCCAAGGGCTATGAAAAGTACGGCAAAAAAGGCATGGAAGCATTGGCCAAAGCTGGACGTGAAGGTAAAGCATTGGATCCTGTTCGCAAAAAATATGACAAGTATGACGAACCAGTTGAAGAAAGCATTAAAGACAAAGCTAAATTAGTAGGCCACTTGGCTAAAGATATGGCAAGAAAAGGCCTTGAGAAATTAGGCCACGGCGATGACGAAGCCATGCGCAAAGACTTGCAAAAGAAAATGGGCATGCCACAAACAGGCAAGAAGCCAGGTGCCACAGAAGACTACGGTCCAATGGAAGCCGGTGCTCCAATGACACCCAAGCAAAAGTCATTTGCCAAACTAGCCCCTCCGGCAGACAAGATTACATTTGCTGATAAGATTGCTGGCGCTAAAAAAGAAGTTGACGAACGCATAGGCGATGTAGCTGCTGAAGCTATTAAAAATGCATTGAGCCCCAAGCAAAAGAAAATTGACATGAACAAAAACGGCAAACTAGATGCCAACGACTTTGCCATGTTGCGCAAAGGCGGCAATAAGCAAGTGGCCGACGAAGATAGCACTGATAATGCATTCACAGCACACAAACGTCCTCGTGTTGATGCTCCTAAAGTTGGCACAGTTGATCGTGGTCACAAGCATGACATTGAGCATACAG